AGCTGGGTACTATTGTGGCACATAATCTTCCGTTTCCCCCAGAAGTCAATTGTCACTAGCCCAAGCCACTCCCAGCTCCATGACGCACTTGGCGCGGAGGTCCGCGGCTGGATCGGCCACTTGCCGGACTTTGTCCAGAGCCAGCTCGACGTTCTGACTGAGCAGATACGTTTAAAGGCGGCCCCGAGTGAGAGTTTTATAAGTTTCCGAGTTTCCAGGCCAGAAAGTTCCGAGACAATCGCCGGAATACATTCTGATCATACGCTAATCGTTTGCGATGAAAGTTCTGGTATCCCGGACGCAATTTTTGAAGCGGGAGCGTCTTCTATGACGGCGGAGGACTCGACTGTACTCTTGTTAGGTAATGGAGTGAGGGGGTCAGGTTTTTTCTATGACACGCACCACAAGTTAAAGAATGAGTGGGAGACGCGGCGTATTTCCAGCCTGGACTCCTCGAGGGTCTCGAAAAAGTTTATTACTGAAATTGAGAATCGTTACGGGCGAGAGAGTAACCAGTTCCGTGTACGTTGCGAGGGCCTTTTCCCGTTGAGCGATGAGGACTCGATCATACCGCGCCAGCTAGTAGAGTCGGCTGTAGGGCGTGACGTTGAGCCTGTCGGCGGTCCTGTTATTATGGGAGTTGACGTCGCCAGGTTTGGGAATGATTCGAGTGCAATATGTTTACGCCAGGGTAATTCGGTCCTGGGTGATGGAGTCAAGACCAGGAAGAACTTAAACACTATGCAAGTCGTTGGCTGGGTGAGGAGCGAGCTGGAGGAATTAAAGAGGCGCAAGCTGGAAGTAGAGTCAATAAATATTGATGTTATTTCCTTGGGAGCTGGAGTCGTTGACCGTTTGCTCGAGGAAGGCATTGACGTCCGGGGAATTAACGTGAGTGAGGCTCCGAGTATTGCGGGCCAGCATTTGAATTTACGGAGCGAGTTATGGGAGAAGGCGCGTCTATGGTTTGAGGGCCTGGACGTTGTCATTCCAAATGACGGTGCCTTGATTGAGGAGTTATGCGGCGTCAGGTATTCTTATTCGAGTACAGGCAAACAGAAGGTGGAGAGTAAGGACGAGATGCGCCGGAGGCTGGGTGGATCGCCTGACCGAGCTGACGCGCTGATCCTGACGTTCTCGAACTACGCTTCACGCTCAAAGGTGCCTTGGTCGAAGCCTATGGGTAGGGAAATTAAGGGGATAGTCTAGGGTAGGGGACCCCCGAACATTGCGTCAGGGGCCTTCCTGGAGTGTTTATTTTCGGTTCATCCGCTCTATTTTCTCGAATATTGCTTCCGAGACGAATTCCTCAATGTTTGGGGGGTTAACTGCATAGTCCGCATTCTTTTGTGCTTTCTTCTGCATTTGTTCAAACTCCAACAGCATCAGTGAATGCGCCGTGGCGGATATGTGAACTGATTTTCGGTCTTTAGTCATTAATTTCCTTTTTTTCGTTAAAGATTTTCATGGCATTCATTAACAGGAACGCTAGGTCAAATGCCTGCTCTTCGTTTAATTCAAGCAGGGGTTCATAACAGTCAGTGAATACAGCCGAGTCCTTCAGGAACTCGACGTATCCGTTATTATTATCATCGACTCCATACCTGACATGGACGTCAGATATGCTGGAGTCTTCTGATGGTATAATTAATTTAATCATTTTTCCCTTTTTTGTTATAGGTTAAGCCATTCAATATAAAGACCAATAAAATAGCGTCGTACCTTACGTTGTTTCCCCAGGTCATAAATTTCCCAGTCTTGAGGATGTTCCCTGTGATTAACCTTGTTTTTAATTGCTTCCCTCAACGCCCTTTTAGCGTCGGTGTATTTTGGATAGTATCTTCTCATAAAACTCCTTTAAGGTTATGACGTCCACGCTCAAATTGATCACATACTCTGTAAGCAAAATTTTTACAACATCTACCATTACAAAAAATCCCTCTCAATCTGTGACCGAATCCTCTAAACTTAGAATAATCTGTTTTTTGTCTTATTCCACTGTCAGAGTTTGCATCCCCATCCTCATTAAACGATTCTTTGGGTTCAAATCTTTGAACGTATACTGAACCAAATTTAGCGGTTAATTTCTTCCCGCAATTTTTACATTTTGGTCTAGTATTTTCTGTCTCCCAAATTATTTTTCGACGCTTCCATTCGTCAATTGATATAATAATTGGGTCTTCTCCACGCGCCAATTGTGTGCGTCTTATTAGCTCTCTTTGTTCTTCTATAGTCATACTCTCTCCTAGGTTGTGCCGCCCGGGGGCGGCGGTTAAATTAATCGCAAATTACTGACGGCGGATCGACTGCCGGGAATCCACCAACAAAGCCGACTTGTTTCCTACAATGCAGGCAAGTCCCTTTACCTTTCTTTGGGAAGTTTAAATCATCCACCCTGTATTCAATAGCCGGGACTACAGTATCGACTTTTAAGTCACTGTCACTAACCTGGGGACTAACCTGGGCTATGGGTGCCTGTACTGGTTCCGGGTCCGGCTGGCTGGTCAGTTCCTTGGTGAGATCGTTGAGGGCCTTGAGAATCCCTTCCTTTGTACCTTCAACAAAACGATCTATTATTTCCATATCATTGGAAAATCGGATTATATGAGCGTTAATTTTTTCAAACTCATCAAAATGTTCTTGTGCTGATTTCCATATTTTTTTAGCTTTCGGATCGTCTTCGCGGACTACGCTTCTAGCCATATCGAAAGACCGCTCAAAGCTAACGGTACGATTACCTTTTGTTACTTCGTATATTTTCATATCTCTCCTTGGTTGTGGCCCCCGGAGGGGCCTGGTTGGTTACGGTTCTTGTGGATGGTCTGGGTGATCTGGATCGCTTTTATCTCTAAGGTTCCCTGCTATGTCTCGAAGTCCTACCCACTGCTCTAATTGATACAGACAATCCTTTTTAGTTCTGTAGAGGCGACCCCCGAGTAGTAAGTCCCACTTTCCCTTCATTGGTCCTTTCCAACTAGCGCAAGTAAATTTTGCTTGCCAACGGGACTTCGCTCCGTGGGTCATCCCTTTCCCGATTATTGCTTGGACGTCCTTTGTTACTTGAATTATGTCTTCCATCTTCTCTCCTTGGTTGGTTGCTGTTGTGAGGCGCTTTATGCAGTCCTCATTATTTAATATACAGAAGTATACAACAGTATACAAGAAAAAAGATCAAACATGATTACAATTACTTAGCTGTAAGTTGTTGATATATAAATGAAAGAAAAATTAAAATAATTACTTTTTATTACCCTGGTAACGGTAATTCCACTTTACTCCACGTTATTTTTAGACATGGAGCAGTCTAAACCCTGTTAAACACTGGCAGGCTCCACATTGCTCCACAACTCCACGTCTTTTTATAAATGGAGTTGCATAGTTGCACTCCCTAGGCAATGCAACAGTGCAACTTTTCTAAAATTTAATTAAAAGACTATTTTTATTACATTTAACTTGATCCAGCCCTGGCAAACAGGCATTTTTCCTATTAGCCCTATTTGTATCAAAAATTTAATCGATAAAATATGCCGACGACAGACTACGAGCAAAAACAATCCCTAGCCGAAATCGAGGAAGAACAGATACGCCTCGCTGGCGGCGAAACCATGGATGAGATGGAACTCGAGGGGATCATCGGCGGACTGATAGATGACGCTGTCGATTATATTGATTTGACAGAGGCCCCGGATCGCGTCAAGGCTACGGACTACTACAACGGGAAACCGTTTGGCAATGAAGAAGCCGGTCGGAGCCAGGTGGTAGATATGACGGTAAGGGACACCGTGAGCCTAATGCTCCCACAAATTATGAGGACTTTCTTCGGATCTGAGCGTGTCGTTTCTTACACGCCCCGTTTTGAAGAAGACGTCAAGTTCAGCGAGCAAGCCTCGGACTATGTCAATTCAGTCGTCCTGGGACATGACAACCCGGACACTTTCAATACATTTTTAACGATATTTAAGGATGCCCTGATCCGTAGAGTCGGTATCTGCCGCGTGGACTGGGAACAGCGGGAGTCTGTACAGCATGAGGAATTCACGGGACTAGACGACGCCTCCCTGGAGGCTCTGATGAATGACCCGGACATCGAAGGTTCACAGATAGAATCATACCCAGACCCGTCCTTCGTACCTCCAGAACCACCGCCGCCACCACCGCCAGGACAACCAGGGCCGGAAGGACAACCAGGGCCACCACCAGGACCACCAGGACCAGAGGGTATCTCTCCCGGCGGGCCACAACAAATGCAAGCGCAGGAAATGGAAGTCCCGCACCTACATGATGTTGTGATCCGCCGTACCCGCACCGAGGGTAGCGTGGTAGTGGAAGCAATACCCTGTGAGGAGTTCCTGATTGATCGTAGAGCTAAGAATATTGAGGAATCCTCAATCGTCGCTCACAGAAGATATTTGACGATCAGTGAGCTTGTCCAGATGGGCTATGATTATGACGAAATGTTATCTCTATCAGGAGACGAAGATGAATTTGGAAACAATACGGAATTTGTTGCGCGACACTCGGTGGGTACTTTTGCTGACTCGCCAGACGCTGGGGAAGCGAATAAAAGAGTACTGTACATTGAGGCTTACGCAAAGGTTGACTATGGGAACACTGGTATCGCTGAGCTTCGCCGTTTTTGTTGCGCTGGTAATCATCATAAAGTTTTGCATCATGGTCCTGTCAATACCATCCCTTTTCAAATCTTTTGCGGACTCCCCGAAGGACACCTTTGGAAAGGAGCCTCTATCGCGGACCTGACCAGCGATATACAGCTCATCAAGTCAAGCGTCCTCCGTAATATGTTAGACTCGCTCGCCAAGTCGATCCATCCAGACACCTGGATTTTAGACGGGGCCTGCAACACCGACGACGTCCTCAGCCAGAAGCTGGGGAAAATTATCCGTGTCAGGCAACCAGGCGCGATAGGGGAGCTACAGAAGAGCTTCAGCGGGAAAGAAGCGTTCCCGATGTTAGATTACCTGGACCAGATAAAAGAAGACAGGACCGGCCTCAGCCGTGCAAGCGCTGGCTTAGATCCTTCGGCCCTTCAAAGTACAGCGAAAGCGGCAGTCTCCCTGGCGGCGCAAGCGTCACAGGCCCAGATTGAGTTACTCTGCCGGACATTCGCGGAGACCGCAATGAAGCCGCTCTTCAAAAAGATATTAAAGCTCCTGGTAACTCACCAGGAAAAAGCCAGGACCGTCAGACTACGGAACGAATGGGTCCCGATCGACCCGAGGGTATGGGATTCCGGGATGGATGTCTCGATCAATGTCGCGCTTGGTCTCGGCACTAACGAGGAGCGTATGGGTATGCTCGCCGGTCTAGCCGCGAAACAGGAAAAAATATTACAGGAGCAAGGCCCGGAGAATCCTTTAGTCACTTACCAACAATACCATAACACTCTAAAAAAGATGACAGAGCTGAGTGGCTTTAAAGACGTCCAGTCATTTTGGACTGACCCGGCAACATATAAGGCTCCGAAAAAACCACCGCCCGAACCGTCCCCAGACGAAATTTTTGCCACGGCCCAGGCTGATAAAATTAGAGCTGATATAGAGTTGGATAAATTAAAACACGAGCAAGCCAACGAAAAAATGTTGCGCGAGGATGATCTCCAGAGAGACAAACTCGAGTCGGACATCGAACTGAAAAAGAAGGAAATGGAAAATAAATATCAGACGATGATCGACACGACAGAAATTAAGGGCATGATCGAAAGGGAACGCGAACAAATTCGAGCGACAGCTCAAGCACAAAATCAGGCACCTCAACCAGGTCTCCCCCAGGTGACTTCTGAGGAGATGGAGCCGACAAATATGCAACAGCCACCGCAAATGCCGATGCCAAACTAGGCGCCTGCAAACCGTTGGTATTATGGGAAATGACAATATTGTATACAGGCGAATCCACTTGTATACATAAATGCTTCCTTTCAATAGGGGGCGTTTTAAGCACGTTTAAGGGTATTTTTTAAAAATGGCTAGAAAGAAGAAATCGGAGGAAATTCTCTCGAAAGAAGAGAAAATCTCCAAAGGAAATGCCGCTGAGTCGGTATTAAAATCCCCAGTATTTATCGAAATATTTGAAAAGCTGGAGGACAACTACATAACCAAATGGATGTCATCTCAAGAATCAGACACCCAAAAAAGAGAACAACTTTATCTCTCTTTGAAGGTACTAACTGAAATTAAAATTGAGTTGGAGTCCATTGTAACCAGCAAATTATTTGCTGAACGAGAAAATTAGGATTCGCTGACAGCGAACACCCGGAAAGAAAAATTATGGCAGAAGAAGCAGTCGTTGAAGAAATCCAGGGCAATATATCCCATAGGGGGTCTGACCTGGAGGAGGCGGCGAACGCATGGTCTAACGAGTTGGCCTTAGAAGGTGAAGAGCCTGACGAAGATAACCAAAGTGAAGACCGGGAGTCCGAAGAGGACTCAGAGGAAGAGTACGAAGAGTTAGAACTTGCTGAGGATGCTGACAGCGAAACTGAAGCACCAAAATACACGGTGCGAGCAGATGGTGAAGAACTAGAAGTTCCACTGGATGAGTTGATCTCCGGCTATAGCAGGCAGGCAAGTTTTACAAAGAAATCTCAGGCCCTGGCAGAAGAAAAGCGCGGGTTTGAGCAGGAACTTTCGGAAGCGAGACAAGTTCGATCACAAGCGATTGAAATTCTCGAAGCCGCTCGAAATTCTCAACCTCAACAGCCAGAGCGTGACGCAAATTACTGGCAAAGTTTAAAGAATGAAGACCCAATGCAATTCATGTTAGAACGCGATGCTATGCGTGAGGAGCAAATGCAAAACCAAATGAGAGAGCAACAGCTAATGAAGTTGCGTTCCCAGGAGGAAGCAGAGAATAATGCACAACTCGCAAAGTATGTAGACCAGCAAAGGGCGGCTCTGTTAGAGCTGGTCCCGGAGTGGGGCGACGCGGAAATCGCGGACCGTGAAAAGCAATTGATAATGGATTATGGGAATAGGGTGGGATTCACCGCCGAAGAATTAGCAAATTCCTATGATTCGAGGGCTGTCGCAACAATGAGAAAAGCGGCCCTCTATGATCAATTGCAAGAGAAACGGAAAGGCTTACGGCCTGTCGCTAAGGGTAGCATGAAGGGCGGATCATCATCAGTAAACCCCAGTGGTAGTC